ATCTAGTGTTGATGAACTCAAATCAACTGTGTAGTCACGACCTATTTCGTCAACTACTTTAACACTTGACAGTTCTGTTATATCACTAATACCTGCTACAGCAATACCACCCGATAGTGGTGTAGTAGTTCCTGTTCTACCTGTCATTGATATACCTAAGCTACCAATTGGTTCAGTAGCACGTTTAAGATCTAACAGTCCTTGCCCGTGTGTGTTAACGTTGTAACCTATTATAGTTTTATCAGCAGTATCTAACAACACCTGAACAATGTTTTCGCCTTTCATGTATGGCCACATTTGATGTATAACTGCTACTGCTCCAGCAACTACAGGAGCCGCTTGTGATGTACCACTCATTGCCTTATAACCACCATCTTTGTATGCCCCATACATATTACTGCCTGGTGCTAATATATAAAAGTCTGAAGTTCTATAAGTGTCTAAACATTCACTGCCATTGTAGTTCTTACACATGTGACCTGATTTAGCACCTTCAACTGTATTAGAAGAAGTATTCCAGGAGCCTACTATAATAGCACGACCTTCCATAATCAAATTGCCTGATGCGTCTGTTGCTACTGCGAATGTCGCAGGATTCTGTACATAACCATTTGATTGGTTACCTGCTGATATAGTTAATACTATTTCACTACCCGACATAGCACTACCCCAAGAATCTGGAGTTTCCATATTATAATAGTTACTGCCACCATAGTGTATGTGATTACTAGTAAACACACCATTACCTCGATTAGTAACTGAACTTGTATAGGATGAATGATAGTTTGTATTTGCTGATAAGTTGGCTACTACTGCGTCTGTATTATTCTTAAGATATGTAATACCTTGTCTAGCAAAGCTCATTGACGCTGACCATGAATCAGTAATTTTAACAATAGCTAGATTGGCGTCAGGTGCTATACCCATAACATCTCCGCCCATGTTACCAGCGGCAATTGATGCTACATGACTACCGTGTCCTACTGAGTCTTCGATGCCGTTATCATATCCCGGTTCCCATTGATACTTAACTTTACCTACTAGTTCAGGGTGATCAATGTCAACGCCACTATCTAATATACCAATAGTGGATCCTTTACCAGTCCACCCTCTTGATAACGCCCAGTCTTGTCCAACAGTTGAGTTATGGTCTTTGAAGTTACTAAGGCCTTGATAGTATGTTGGATCCGAACTAGGCATTTCAGTTGGAGTACCTAGATAAGCTGTGTTTTCACCAAAGTCTAGTGTACCTGATGGTTCAACTTCAGGCTCAGCCTCAGCTAGTGCTAGTTCTTCTGCTAAACGTAATGCTTCAGCTTCTTCAGCTTCTATTCTTGCAAGTTCAGCCAACCTCGCTTCTTCTGCTAATGCGGCTAGTCTTTCTTGTTCTGCTAATTCAGCTAATCGTTGTTCTTCAGCAAGTCTTTCTTGTTCTGCTAATTCAGCTAATCGTTGTTCTTCAGCAAGTCTTTCTTGTTCTGCTAATCTAGCCTCTTCTTCTGCGATAGCTAATAGTCTAGCCTCTTCTTCTGCTATGGCTAGTAAACGAGCTTCTTCGGCTAGTCTGGCTTCTTCCTCTGCTTCTAGTCTTGCGATTTCGGCTAGTCTGGCTTCTTCCTCTGCTTCTAGTCTAGCTACCTCAGCCAACCTAGCTTCTTCGGCTAAGGCCGCTAATCGTTCTTCCTCAGCTAGTCTAGCAATTTCAGCTAAACGTGCCTCTTCCTCTGCTATAGCTAATAGTCTAGCCTCTTCAGCTAACCTTTCTTCCTCTGCCACTCTAGCTTCTTCTTCTGCAATAGCTAATAGTCTAGCCTCTTCAGCTAACCTTTCTTCTTCTGCTAATGCTTCTAATCTAGCTACCTCGGCTAACCTAGCCTCTTCTTCTGCTATGGCTAGTAAACGAGCTTCTTCAGCTAACCTTTCTTCTTCAGCTATACGAGCAAGTTCTGCACGTGCCTCTTCTTCAGCAATGGCTAGTAGTCTGGCTTCTTCCTCTGCTTCTAGTCTTGCGATTTCAGCTAGTCTAGCTTCTTCCTCTGCCAATGCGGCCAATCTTTGTGCTTCAAGTTCTTCTTCTGAAGGACCAGTGACTATTACTTCAGTATTGACTAATACATCTCTTGCCCAATATTCTATGCTTGAACTTTTTGGAACTTGTATATTAGAAGGCTTACCTCTAAAAACTCTTTCACGGCCGTACGCTGTTGCTCGTTCATATACGATCGTTGTGGTTTGTTCTACCCAGCTATCAGTTTTAACAGTAAAGACACTATTATAAGTAGTGATAACAGTGTTACCAGCACTGTTGGTAGTAGTAACTGTTTTAGGAATTGTTTTATTACTATATACTGTTCTCTTTTCAATAGCGTTGATGTCTACAGTTGACCAGGTATCTAATACTGTCCAATTACTTGGTGCCGCATTGGCATTGAATGTCGTTCCCAATGTTACTATGAGCAATGCTAAAACTAACAAAATTTTTGACAAGATGTTATTCATTGTTTTCCCTAATATTATTTGTTAACATCTTAATTATAACAAAAGTGGATTTTATGGTCAACCGTTATCTAGGGGCAAATTCTTGTTGAAGTTTGATGTTATCCATAAACTCTTTCTTAGTACCTGGATCATCTTTGAAAGCACCTTTTAACACAGTTGTTTGTGTCAATGAGCTATGTGCCATAATACCTCTGTTTTCACAACATCCGTGTGTTGCTTGTACATAGATACCAATGTGAGCACTGCCTGTTGCTTTACCAATTTCTTTAGCAATGTCATTAGCAAGTTCTTCTTGTAGTGTACCTCTTCTAGCACACCATTGTGCAATCCTAGTATACTTTGATAAGCCAATAACTTTACCATTAGGAATAATACCAATGTATGCTACACCTGCCACTGGTTGATGATGATGTGAACACATTGACCTAAGTTCACTTCTAACTACCAACATACCTGTGTATGCGTCTTCCCCATCATTTGGAAATGCTGTTGCATCTGGTGCTGGCTCGTATCTGCCTGCCATTATTTCATTGATGTACATCTTAGCTAGTCGCTTTGCTGTACCTTTTGAATTTGGATCGTTGTATCTATCAATTAATAATGAATCAAGTACACCTTCAAACTTGTTTGCTAGTTCATCTATCAGTAAGTCTTTCTCACCGTAATGAATGTGTTTTGAAATATTGTCACCTGCCCAATACCTGTCACCTGCTTTTTTAATTCTATCTTTAATATCTTTACTGACTGGGCGTCTTTGTTCGTCAAGTTCTTCCCAATCTATCTTGCTTTCTACTGACATGTTTCTTTCTCCGAGTTATTGACGAGGATGTCGTTTGTTAATGTTATTATATAATTGTATTTAGACCAAGTCAACAGATATGGTGAATTACTATTCAATGTTGTCCAAAATACCAGTTGCTGAAAAGAATTCATCTTCAAGTTTTTTAGTTTGTTGATGTACAGTTGGTAAGTAATTTTCATAGTTTGTCATATAGTGCTTAATACGTTCCATAATTTGATCTTTATGTTTTAGATATGATTCCATACTCTCAGTCCATTCGCTTGGATATTTAAATATATCTAACGCCATTTCACTATAGCTTAGTCTATCTGGAACCATTGGTATACTATCTACTACTGCTCCCTCGTACCAACTAATACCTAGTGTTTCTTGTAAATTTGCACTAAACACCATTTTACTTTCGCCTAGTAAGTTGTGATATTCGTTCTTAGTTAACTGTTTATCCTGACATACTACCCATTCATATTCAGGCATAACTGTTGCTAGATCTTTAAATATATCTAACTGTTTCTCAGGTGCTATACGGTGTGGAAATAATATAATATCTTTCTTTTCCATATTCTTATACAGAGTAAGTGTATTGTTCATATACTCCATAGGCCAACCTGTACGCACAATCTTTTTACGATACTTCCATATAGCTAGTTGCCCGTCTCTTTCTTTAGCAAGATCCATACCTAACAAGTTTTCACAGAACATATCAATATGAAAGTCTGTAGCAAAGTAGTTATGATCAATTGATTCAAAGAAAGCACATTCAGTATGTCTTACCCAATTAGCATCACCTATCAGTCTACCTAAGAAGTCTTGTGGATCATATGATCCAGCGTGCCATAGTGCGTGAATCTTAACAGGAATGTTAAGCAGTTCACTCATATACTTTAGATTAATAATACCAGGATGCCAAGCGTCAGTAAAGATAACGTGATCCCCACTGTGTATTTTACCGCCAGTGAACAAGCGACTGAGTTCCTCAACTTGTCTAGCCTTGTATATGTTAGTACCGCCAAAGTTAAGGAAAGCGCCAGGAGTAGTGGCATTGGGAATATCACCAGGTCCTTCAATAATTGTAACATTGTGTCCAGCATCCTTTAATAGTTTAGGTACGTGAGTTTTCCATTGTCCAGTATATCTGGATTCAACTGCTTCTAGATCTACTAGGAATATGTTAGCCATTAGTCTGAGTATCCATCGTCTTCGTGAACTTCAACTGTATGTTTGTCTTTAGTCCATTTTAATTTTTCTGTAAGTGCGAATTTGGCAGACAGTAAATAATCTTCATCTTCTTCTGAAAGTTCTGAATCAAACTTACTGATACTTTCAATAACATCTTGAACATACTCAGGCCTATCAATGTGTGCTTGTCCTATCAGACATTTTTCTAAGTGGTCAATACGATCTTTGATTTTATCTTTTATGTCAGGTTCTTTGTTACCAAAGATGCGATCCCAACCGTCTTCGTATTTTGAAGAGCTTAACTTACTCTTTATTTCGTCACCAGTAATATCGTTCTTACTTGCCATCTTCATCGCCTTTTAGTTTATCAAATACTCGTTCTTTTTCCCATTCACTTTCTTCTTTATATGTAGGTAGTATAGCATAGATATCATCTATCCAACACTTAATTTGGTAAATTTGTTTTTTGTAGTGAGCACCTTGTGTCTCAGAAGATTTTGATTCTTTTACAAGTGAGTTGATATGATCTTTGAGTATTTCGTTGGGTGTGCGGTTATCTTGATCTAGCCAAGCACCGTAGTCTAAGTCTTCTTCGTCTAGCCAATCAGTTGTATTGTCGTCTCCCATTTAGACGACTGAGCTGATCAAGCCAGTTGTTACGATAATTTTTCCCTTGTTGCTTTTTGTTGTATTGTTGCCAAACAAAGCTACGCACATTCCAGGCATCTGATGGGTAATATCGAAATCCTTGCTCTCGACAAAACTCTTCAAGTTCTTCAAGTTGATCAAAGATTTGATTTGCAGAAAGTTTTCTAGGATTGAGATTGTTGTACGCCATGTCTTACCTTTATTAAACATTATAAAGCAACCCATTGCGCCGGTTCTTTTTGATTGTATTCAATCACACAACCATTTTCGTTATCTTCTGATACGTCAATGATTACTTTTCTCTCTGGATATCTCATTGCTATCTGATCGTATAAATCATCTGCGATCATTTCACAACTTTTATAATCCAATTCGAGTGTGGTTTTTTCATACAAACTATTTAGCCATCGCTTGAATTGAATGAATTCGATATCCCTGTCATTGTGAAACACTTCTATTGATACTTTAAAGTGAAACATATGTCTGTGGGGGTGTGCCAAAAATGACACATCGTATTCATCACTAGTATTTAGCTTAGGATCCGTAGAAGCGGCTGGATAGCAATGTATGCCTTCCCTTTGAAAACTTACCCAAATCATACGGTTAGCACGATCTTTTATGTGATCATGCTGTTCAAACAATGCTTGTTCTCTTTGATCCATCATTGTATAATCTCATCTTCTCCATATTCTGACCATATAGTCATTCGATCGTAACTTTTTAATTTGTCTAATGAGTGACACCACACACCAACATTAGTTGCGTCAAAGTCTATGTCATCTATCTTAACAGTGGTATTATCGTTGTATGTTTCTATATTAGGAATCTTAACTGATAACTGTGTAATAAAATTTTCAAACTCATTGAGTTGCTTTAACCATTTATTAGATTTTTCAACGTGTTTAATATCAAGATCCAGTGTTGCTTTATATCCTAGACGTAATACATGCTCAATCTGTCTTACCCAATCTCCAATGTCATTACCATCAAATGATTGGTTGGCTCCGAAGTACACATGATCGCATTCATGTTTTGTGGCGATATCGGTGATTTCCTCCGAAGCCATAACTCCAACAACAAACAGTGTGCGTAATCCCCATGCAGGTGTATGCTCTACTTCATCACCTATAAAGTATGTTACTTTTTCTGCTATGCCTGTTGCGTAATCTCTTTTCATTGTGTTATTATACTAGCTTTCTGATTTAATGTCAAGCTCTTGCTCTAGCTTTTGTATTTGTGCTTTTACTCGTGCTTTTTCCATCTTCATTTTGTTTAAATCAGTATCGTTTAGATAGTTACTGTATCCTAAACTACACTGTTTGTCCATATCTCGATGTTTGTCTTTTAATGCTTGTAAATGATCAAATTGGCTCATAACTCCTCCATTTCAAGTTTATCTAGTTTGCCCTCATCTAAAGTTTCTTCTTCTACTACTACTTCTTCTGGCATATCAAATAAATTATTAAACATAGTGCCTGCGTTAACAGTCTTCTTACCTGTTGCTCCTCTAGTGCCAATAATTGACATCCAAAACTTACTATAGTGTTCAATTATAGCCATTGACTCTTCTTTAGTATCTGCTGAAAATATAGCTTCACATACATCTCTAAATGTTACTGTATCAAATGTTTCTTGTATCAACATTTTAGGATAGTGTCCTGCATCATACTGCCTGTTAGCTTCTTGTACAGCATTAAGATGTTGCCAAACATTGTGTCCCATCATTATTGCGTAACTAAAACTATCCCATGATGTCTTGCCTTCTTTACCATTCTTATTTAGGTCACCTGGCTTGTATATACAAATATCTTTCATCTCTAAGTTACGACTTATTGGTGAATCTTTAAATGTAGTATGATACCCATCTGCTAGTACACCCTGACTGAACTGCCTTGTGTCTGTTGAATACTTTTTGTCATCAGCAGTAGGTTGCATTCTATAAGTCCATTTACCTCTGTCTGGTGTTTCAACATCAGTGTATATTTGACCATTTGCTGTAGCAAGGAACGGTGATGCACAATCAAATGATATTGTAAATTTAGGATTATGATGCTTTCTAATACTACGCTGTATGTCAGTTAATAAGGTAGCCCACTCTAGTTTTGATGTACCTAAGAAGTGCATCCAATCTTGAACACCTTCTTCAAGTAAACCATCGTGAATGATAGTAACTAGTCTATGTAAAATTAAATGTATATCACACATGTTTTGTCCACCCATTGACCACCCATTAAAGTGATTAGTTGGATATTGAACAGGATCACAATACTTCTTCATGCGTTGATACCAATCTTCAGCTTCTTGATGATTCTCACCTTGTAGAACGTTTAAGAACTTACATGCGCCTGTGCGATTATTAATAAAGTAATCATTATTAATGTAAGTGCCTTGTACTGCTTCTTCGTAGCTATTAATGTTTGTAGCTTTACGTCCTTCTGGTGAACGACATACCCAGGCAGGTATATCTAATATCATACCATAGTCCATGTAAGTGTCCATCCACGCTAGTACTTGCTCACGTTTCTTTTTAGCTTTAGGACAGTTAGGATTCTTCCAGTCACCTTCCCATACACCTTTACCAATTTGAAAGCCACCACTGTCACCTAGTACCCAAGCACCAGGCTCTCTCTTTCTAACCATGTCTTCTTTGGGTGCGTCAACTGTGGTATCTAAGTTGGCATGACCTGCTGAGTATAACGACCACTTGTAAGTAAACACGCCCTTAGTAGTATTAAACCAATTAAAGTTTTCCATCTCAGGTAACTTTGTGGGCATACGAGTAGGATCAACATAGTCGTTAGCTACTCTCTGCTTACCTATAAATGTGCCATAGAAACTACTTAATGCTGGCAAAAATATAGCATAGTCTTTTTGTTTTGCTGTTAAATCGTCGTGTTCTACTCTGTCTGCCATTACTTGCTCTGTGCTGGTAATATGTATTTGTAAACAGCTAAACCACTGTCAACTGTAATCTGTGCCGCACCTTGATCTGATATATGTACAGTCTTGTCACCTGTTAGATCTAAAATACTAATAAACTGTTTTACTGGCCATGACCATGTTCTAGATAGTTTACCATTAACATCAGGTTGGAATATAAAGCTACCTGCGTGTGTTGAATGATCACCAAACTCTAATTTAAGATCATTACCATCACTCATAGCGTTAAATGTTAGTTCTTCAGCGTTGGCTAATGCCTGATACTTTAATCTCTGTACACCAGCAATAGTAGGTTCAAACTCAATGTTCCAGTCAACACCTTTAAACTTAACAACTTTTAGTTTTTCTTCAATAATTTCACTTGTCATAAATCTATAATTGTTCTTAAAGTCACCAGCATTGTTTTCAAAGTTTAAGCCCACTGGTACCGAACTACCGTTACGATCTTGTCTGTTAATTGAAATCTTTGCGTCTTGTTTATATGGCTCAAGTCCAAGTAGTACCTTAAGCTTTGATAAGTTAGGCATACCAAAAGTACCTACAAACTCTGCTACTGGCTGTTTAAATGATGCTTGTACTACAACTGACCTATCTTCAGCTAGGCCATCAATTACAGTAGTACTATCATCACCTGTAATCTTAACCAAGTCAATACATCCTAGGTCATAGGTATGTTCAACTAAATCTAATAAATGATCTTTCATGTTCCGTTCCTTGTGTTTAAAATTAAATTACTGTTATCAGTATACATGATATTTAGATCGTATACAACCTTGTTTGATATTTTTATTCTACCAATTCCCATTCGCCCTGTTCAAACTTTTGTTTTGGCAACACGTTAACTAATGCTACGTAATTTTTACCATGAAAACGAACGTGCTGTCCTTTAGCGTATCCTTTGTTACTTGCTGACCAAGGTACACGTTCTCTTAAAGTTTTTTGTAGCTTTTTGAAAAGTATTTCTTCCTGCCTTCGTTGTTCTTTAGCTTTCTTAACCCCTTCTTCTGATGCTTCTTGTCGTGCTTTTGCGTCTGCTTCTGCTTTTAATCTTTTAGCTTTAGAATCCCAAACTTTACCTATTGATTGACCACCTCGTACCGTACGTAGAGTTCCAGGTTTTTTTATTTCCAACCAATTATCTCCCTCAGTTTCTAATTTAACAACACGAAAACCTAATTGGTCTAATATAGGTTTAAGCAATCTGTATGGAGTATAACAACGCAGTCCCATTTCAATAGTTCGTATGTTTCTGGATAAATCACAGTTATTAAACGTAAACAATAAAGTTCCACCAGGTTTCAATAACTTTTCTATTTCTTGTAACATCTGTTTAACCATCGATAATGGATAATGTTCAAATAAGTTATATGCTACTATGAAGCCAAACTGTCCTTGGGGAAGTACATCTAAACTTTTCTGCTTTGGAGCAAATGGCTTTATGGTATAAGGGCGTAGTCTATTCTGATATACTTGGTTGAACTTCTTAACATATGGTTGAACTAAATCATCATAAAGATCACATATGTATAAAGGATCAAACGCACACATTGCTTCTACTATATCTTGGTCCTCTGGACGAATAATTAGAGCAGGCCATCGCCAATCAGCGTATAAATTTATTCTAGATATAAATTTTCTTTTTTGGTTAGATGACATTCTTAACTGCCTATCTGTCAAATCCTTAATACCTTCTCCTAAGGTCTGAGAGATATTTTCTTCGTCGTGTTTAATATATTCAGCTTCATGTTCTAATATCAATTGATCAATTTGATTTTTATAGTAGACATAGTTGTCATTGAGATTTTCAATTTGGCGTTCGAGACTGTCTAGATCATTGGCTATTTGTTCAGAATATGTGTCTTGCCCAAATCTAATTGCGTCATCATTGATATGATTACTTCTAGCAATATCAGACTGACTTTCATTGATCTTTTTAATCAAACCTCGACTACTACGAATAAAATCGTAATGTTCTAATCCTGTTTTATACGCAACTAGTTCGCTGAGTTTCATTAAAATTCAAATAAGTTATTAAATGTATTTGCTGTTTGTGTAGCACCAGATAGATCCCAATTTAACACTGACAATAAGTTATCTACTTTTTGATCTACAATTGTTTCTTCCATTGCGGCGTCATCAAATGGTAAGTCTTTAAACCATTGAGGTATATGTTGTTCGTCTGTTGGATAACCTATTGATGTCCATCCCATTGGATTTGACTTTAACTTACATACAATAATTTTCATACCGTCAACAATGTTGATACTGTAGTTGTCTGAATTCATTCTACGCATAGTATTCCAATTCATACCTGCTCTAACGTGTCCTGGCATGTTAGCTTTACCTAGACGTTTTTCTTCTTTAGTATACTTTGTTAAGTTGTTAACACGTTTAGGTGTACCTTTTTCCCAGCCTGGACGCTCTTTAAATTCATGTTTGAATTTTAAAATCTTTTCAATAATCTCAGCACGATCAGCACCTTGTAGTACTTGTTCAAGTACATCACTTAGAAAGTTTTGTATTATTGGAGGAGTATCTGAACGCTTTAAGTCTAAGCCCATTGCTTTAATCTTACCTGGCTTACCTTCAAGATCAAAACGTCTACCCTCAACATCATATGTCATAACAGCATAACGCTTTTTAGTAATAAACAGACCTTTACTGGCTACAATCTCTCTACCACCACGTATAATAGTACCCATATTAGATGGAACATGAAAAGCTTCTTCCATAAACTTTGGAAAGCTTTCGTTAACACTGTCTGACAGCCTATCATATAGTTGTATAGCTGTTTCTTTATTCCATTCCATTTTGCCTGCTTCAACATCATCTTTTAGCACAGGCCAAGCACTAAAGTAACATGAGTCAGTATCACCATATATAATAGTTTTTCCAGTGTGATCATACTCACCTGTCAGGTCTTTATTGATGTGTGCGTCCATGTGTTTAGCAATAGCACGACCTGTCAGCGTAGTTGATTGCCCAATACGTTTATCAAAGAATCTACAACCTGGATTAAGAATAGCACCATACAAACTATTCAAGTTAATCTTCTTAACTAGTTGTCGCTTATCCCAAAACGCTCTTTCTTTCGGGTCCGTAACTTCTCTCATTTTAGCTTGTAGTTCTTTACGTTCTTTGTACCAGCGTTTTAATAATCCAGGAACAACTGCTTCTGTTTCGTGTGTAAAGATAGTTCCATTAGCTGACAGGATCCAAGGATTGTTATTGTCAAATATCATCTTCCATATATTAGCCGCTGAGTATGTATCTTCAGCACCGTTAGCCCATTCAACAGTTATTTCTGTTCCAACATCTTTACTCATAACAGCTTCATATTCTAAGCTACCAAACAAGCCTTCCCACGCTGATGCGAAAGATTTACCTTTGGCCTGCTGATCTTTAATGTGTCTATCAGTCATTATAGGTTTTAACTGCCCTACAATACTTTCATTACCCATATTCAATGCCTGAATAGCACTTGGATACAGTGAATTAATATCAACTGATCCTATCCAATCATGTAAGCCTTTTTTAGGAAACGCTACATAGGCACCTGCGGCCTGTGTATCCTCTCCTGTTAAGCGTTCTCTTCTGTTTGGGACCACAAGCCCACGTTCATGTGCTTCGTTGATTATAGCACTCTCTGTAACAGCTACAGCACCCATTGTTGTTTGTAGTAGCACTGTGTTTGCGTGTGCTAGTTCATTGGCTAAATCAATAAACTTTAGCTTGTCATCTAATTTTTTAAGCAGTAAAGTATCTTGTCTGTTGTATTCAATAAATGTTTCAAAGTCATTGTTATACAATTGATCTAGTGTGCCTTCATAGTTTGTTTTACGCTCTTGAAGTTCGTGTTCACCAATAGCATCTAATGAATAACTATGTCTTTCTTCATATGTGTACTTTCTGTACAGTTGCATATAATCCATGTGTACACGACCAATGGTATCAAATGTAACATTTTCAGCACCAAAGCGTTCAAATGTACGTTTCTTAGGTAGCTGATTCCATAAACAAAATCGTCTAGTATCATCTTTAGATAATACTTTTGTTACTCTGTTAACACAGTACGGAATATCATATCCTTCACTGTTCCATCCTGATAGTATATCAGCGTCTTCTAATAGATCTAAGAATGTGCCTAATAGATCTTGTTCACGTTCAAACAGGAATGTGTCAGTAAATTTATCACATGTATTTTGTGCTTCTTCCCAACTCATACCTTTTGGAGGTAGTGCCAACGTAACCATCTTGTCTGCCCAATCTAAGTAGACTGAAATAGCTGTTATGGGATTAAAAGGATCATCTGGGCGACTGTATCCTTTCTCTGGATCAAAGTCAACCTCAATATCAAAGAAAGCAACATTTAGTTTAGGTGCATCAACACCTTGATAGTTATCTGCTAGACAACGGAATACAGGATTAATATCTGATTCAAATAGTTTCTTATCACTTTGTATTTTAACTTCTCTATGGAACTCTTTAGCCGAACGTGTAGCGAAGCGACTTACTGGATTGCCGTAAATTGATTTGTGTTTGCCTTTTTGGTCTTCGTAGTAAAATACGTAACTGGCAGGAAACTCTGTAAACTTACGTTCCCCGTTGATTCTTTCTACAATATGTATTTTGTCGCCATTGCGATCAAATAGTGCATCTATGTAACTCATTCATTTCCTTTATCATTTATGGCTGATTTACCGTTAACATGCAGGTTAGGCCTGCGAAACCGTTACCACCAATAGCTGGCAACTCCATATCCAAATATATTTACCACAGCAAAGTAGGTGGTCAGTATCATTGGTGTTGGTATTCTTCTACGCCAATAAGCGTATATAGCACTGAGCGATCCTATAAAAAATCCAGGATATACTATTTTCATATTTGGAGCATCTGCGTGTATTGCCAAATATAGACTGGCAATTACAGTAAAAACTAAACTAACTTGTTCGCACCAAAAAGCAATATGATCTTTGTGATAGCTTTCTACCCACATTTCCCACAATTTAGTCACTAAAGAGTTTTGCCAACTGTAGTCAGTATTGTTTCTAGTGTTTCGTGATCTTGTTGTTCTTGTTGAAATTCTGATTTATATGCTATTCTTAGTGCTTTGTTTAAGATACTAGGTTTGATTTGTAGTTCTTCTGCAACTGCTTTAACAGTATCTTTAAGACCGCCTTGTAAAGTTTCTACTTCGGTCATAACACCAAGACCTTCATTGATAAGATTTGATAGCTTCTTTTGCTGTTCTGATGAAAAAACTGTAGACATCTTTGATTCTCCTTATTAACAATACTAGTAATTATAGCATCGTTGTTAGGAGAGTCAAATTATTTTGGCTATTTTAATTTCTGCTTAATAGTTTTACTATTTGTGCTTTAAGTTGGTCTAGTTCTTGACTGTGATACTTGTCAACTAGTTCTTGACTAGCAATATCAGCTTGTTCTTGATCATTTTCTTTATCTAAACGATCAACATCTTTTTCTAAGCCCATTGCTAATGCGGCCACTGGATCACCTTTAGTAATTCCTGCTGATTTAGCTTGTTGCTTTTTAAGTGCCATTTTAGTTTTAACATCCATCTTGCCAGTGATGTCATCTTTTTTAGCTTCTCTAGTTAAACTTGCTTGTGTGCCTATTTTAGTTTTCATTAACTGTTCTAAATCATTATGATCTAATGGTCCAATGCCTTTAACAGCTTCGCGTGTTGGCATACCTAAGTCAACCCAAGTTTTAAATTGTTCTTCACTTGGTGTTGAGTATGGAGACCAGTCCATGTCTACTTTTTTACCATCTTTTTCAGCGTAATGAAACTTTTTAGTAACATCATCATACTGCTCTACGTCTTCACCGTACTTCCAACCTTTATAGTCTTCAGTAACTGGCTCAACACTTTCAGATGTTTGTTCTATCCAACCGTTACCATCACAGCTATCACACTCTTCGTATTCTTCTTCACCGTCATCGTTTTCGTATTCTATTTCGCCTGTGCCACCACAGTTTCGACAACCTACTTGTTCCCAATCTTTTTCGTGTTCACCTGGACCGTAGTCTGCTATATCCATAACCCAATCAACGTTATTTGGTGTATAATCACCTTTTTTGTTTAATACATACAGTACAACTTTGTCTGCCATGTCGTCTAAGTGATCAAACTTACCTACATGTTTTTCAATCCACTCATATGAACTATTACTAAAGTTATCACCGTCATTACCGTGTCTGTAAATAATTTTACCTACAGCTCTTAATAGTTCACCTTCAACAGTGTCTGCTTTGCCTTGTTTAGGAACTAGCTGATCATATAAATCACCATAAGCATCTTGATACTCACCATTACCACTCCAATAACGAGAATGACCATCAAAGTCCATAATTCTACGTTTAGGAGTTGGATCTTCTTTAACTGGTGTCTTCATGTATCCACCGTACTCTCTACTGTACAGCTCTCTCATTTGATTTGCCCACGCTAAATTCCAGTTCACATTAAACTTTTTCTTAATTTCAGGAGTGTTCTGTGCTAGATAATTACCGAGCAGTTTTCCGTATGCTAGGTCATAAAAGCCATTAGCCATTGGATCTAACCCAGGTCCTAGATCTTTTATTGTTTGTGCTACTACAGGTTCTGGTACAAAGTCTTGTGGTAAAGGCATGTCAGCTTCTTTAACAGCTTCTTTTTTCTTAACTCCTAAAACTTTATGTGGATTGCCAAAACTTGAGAATTTTTCTTGTGCCTTTTTAGCATTTACTGATTTAATTGTATGTGTTCTAGTACCAGTGAATTGTGGGTCTTTATATGTTATTTCAAACTCAGCTTCGTCAATTGTATCTTCTTTAAAACGTTCGCTGTCCATATCTTTTAATCTATCTGAACTCATTGAGTGTTCACGTTTAGTTAACATGCTGTCAATCCAATTAGCATCACCAAAGAATTCAGCAGTAGCATCGCCGCCCTGTCTATTTGATTTAAAGTACTGTAGCAAATAACGAGCATCGCCGTATGTTAACGGAACCATCTCAGGACCTACTTTAAGATCTATATCTTTTTTGTTTCTGACTGCGTGTAGTAGTTGACGAATAGTTTCAACACCTGCCGCCGCTCCGTATGATGATTCAAATAAATTTGTTAATAACATTTTTAATCCCTTGTTTTTAAAAAACTACGCAACATCCATGCGTGTTTGCCAAACGCATCAATACGACTAGCTATAAAATCAGCTACGCCTTGTTCGTTTGCCTCTTCTGCAACTGTAAATATTCTT